GTGCAGGCCGCGTTTGTAAGCGCCGAAACATGCGATCACGAGGATCACGGCGGCGATGGCGATACGGTTACCGAGTGGCAGCATTGTCTGGTTCCCCCATGCACAGGCGGTATTCTGCGCGGCGGCGCGCAACCAACCCCGGAAGCTCTTTTCCGCCCGCCTTGGTCCATCTGAGCAGTTCGGCGCACGCCCCGGGGTAGTCCGGTGGATCCTGGCGCAGTTTTTTGACGAGCGTCGATCTACACGCCGCCGTCGTGCCCACGTTGTAGGCCCAGCTGACGTATGCATCCCACTCGTGTTTGTAGAGCGGCACGTCGCCAATGCAGGCTGCGAGCTCTCGCGCGTGCTGGTCGGCGTCACGTGCGAGCATGACCACGGCGCGCTGCGGGGTGACGGTATCGCCCGGTCGCACTGGTGTTCCGTCCGGTTTGCGGGTGCTGCCAAACCCCACCGTCTGCACCCCTACACCGTCGTCATAGGCGCGACTGGAGTATCCCTCGAACTGGGCGATCAACGCCACGGCGGCGGCGGTAGCGCCGATCGAGGCGATCGCCATGCGTTTTTTGCCGGCCATCAGAACAGCCCCAGTCGGTTGGCGGCGAACATGGCCGCGGCACTGGCGGCGGCCCAGACGGCGTTTTTGACCCACTCGGCGGTTTGCGCCTGCATAGGCTCGGAAATCTCGAGCGCGCGCAGCCGTTCGTCGATCCTTTTTTGCTCGGCCGCCAGGCGCTCGATGGCAGTGGATGCTGTCTGCTGTCGTTCCTCGATTACGGCGAGTTTATTGATGGCCGTTGCCACCTCGCGTAGGGTGGCTCTGGTTTCGTCCTGGGTTTTTTCCATCCGGTCCAACCGTACCAGAACGGCATTGCACCAACCGTTATTGAGGCACTCGTCGGCCATCATTCACCTCCGTGATCCAGCGCGTCGGCCGTGCTGGACCACAGGACGGCGGCGCGGGTTTTCGTCTCCTCGTCGTGGGCGTGTTTGGCGCACCACGCGGCGAATGCGAGCGAGTTGAGGAGCGCCGCCACCATCGCGCGCACAGCGTCTGCGTCATCGATGGTGGTTCGCCCGGTAGCGATGCGGTTGATGAGTTCGATCATGATCAATCCATTCGGTTATTTTTACAATATCGTAATATTCATCAATTTCATCGCGAATTTCCTGCGGCGATCCGTCATCGGCCAACGAATTCGCTCTCTATAGACCGCTCGCAGTGGTCCTTGTCGAGCGCGTCGAGCAGGCGACATAGAAGGCAGGCCCAGCGCCGTCCTTTGCGCCGCGCGCGGCCGGCGCGACTGCTGATGGTTTCGTCTTCGTTTCCGCCAAACGCGGCGTTGGCGAGCTGGTCGTAGGCGATGGCCAGCGTCCAGGCTCGTTTGCCGTTCGGGCTGATGATGGAGGCGGCGAGCATCCACAGGCTGGCCACGACGTGGGCAATTTGGCAGAGCATCCACAGGGCGATGAGGAGCGTCATGCGGCGCAGGTGGAGCGCGATACGTTTCATGGGGATACCTCGATGCTCAGCGTCTGCGGATCATCAGATCCGAGGCGTAGAGTCAGGTCCAGCGTGACGTGACCGGATGACGGCATGGCGGCTGCGACGCGCAGCACGCGCACGCGCGGTTCCCAGCGGGTGATGGCCTGCGCGACGTTGAAATATAAATCGGCCAGCCACTGCGCATTGACCGGGCGGTCGATGAGGTCACGTACCCGGCTGCCGTACTCCGGGCGCATGACGCGCTCGCCCGGGTAGGTGGTGAGGATGTCGATGATGGACTGGCGCAGATGGTCGATGCCGTCGAGCGCGCGGGCGTCGTTGCGCCCAAGCCCGCGCCATCGCTTGATTTTGGCGAGATTCTGTGCGCGGCGCGGCAGGATGTCGATGAGGGTGGTGTCGGTCATTCGACTTCCTCCAGGATGCTGTCCGTGAGGTCTTTGCCGGCGCGCCCGCCTGCCGATGGCGGTACGCATTCGATGCGGGTCTTGAGCCCGCTGGCGTCCAGCGTGTGCTCGGCGCGCTCGATGACCCACTGGCCGGCCACCGGATCGGACAGACCCGTGACCAGGATGTGATGACCAGCCAGTAGGCGCGTGTCGCCGGGCAGCTCCAGCGTCAGGCTGCCTTCCGCTCGGCGCAACTGCCGCAGCCTGGCGGTGGCCAGATCGAGGGCGGCGTTTTCGTCGCGCGCGTCGTGGCGCAGGTCGAGCGTGGGCGCGTCCGGTTGCTCGCCGTCATCGACCTCGACCGGAACGCGCCGCCCGGTGTCAGGGTCGTAGTACCAGGACCGAACCTTGCCGTAGCGGCTGCGTGCGTTGGTGGTGTAGTCGTATCTTGTTATTCCGCTCGCATCGATGCGGTGAATGGCTGGCTGCCATTCGGATGCCTCACGAGCCGGAGGCAGATTTCCGGCGTGCGGTCGCAGGATGAGCCGATTGCCATCTAGCCGTGTCACCCAGTCGCGGTCGCGGGCGATACGCGTGAGCAGCGCCATATCGGACTCGGTCTGCTGGTCTATGTGCCCAAGCGGGATGCGCTCGGCGTCTGGGTGTATCTGTGCCTCGTAGCCATGGCGCTGTGCGATGCGCTGTGCCAGATTGGCCAGCGTGTCGTCGTCGGCGTCGTCGATGAGCGGGGCCTTGAGCGCTCGAGTCATGTCCGCGCCCTTGGCCGTGAAACTGATGGACAGCGGTGGACCGGACAGACGAACTTCGTCGACGACGAAATCTCCGATCACAGGGATCGGTGTGCGCTCAAGATATCCCAGCATCAGGCGCAGCCGGTCCCCGATGGCCGGCAGTTGCACGAATTGCCCGCGGTCGTCGAGCTCGACCTCCAGGGTGTCGCTTGACACGCCCTCGGCGTCGGTGACGGTGATGCGCGTGGTGCGGTCGATGAGCGTGCCGGTGAGGTCGCTACCGTTGGCATCGAACAGGTAGAACACTGGGCGCATCAGAACACCCTGGGCGCTGGCGCGCCGCGCGATGGCAGCGGCGGCATGATGAGCGTGGTGCGCGCTGGCAGCCTGGCCGGATCACGGGCGGCCAGCCCCGGATTGGCATCCAGCACGCGCTCGACCACACGGCCATCGAGTGATCCATACCAGCGGAAGCAAATGAGGTCGAGGCGCTCGCCGTCCAGCGTGGTAATGTACATGGTACTCATGCGGCGTCCCTCGCATAGGCGGCCAGAGTGAGCCGGAATCGCTGTTCCAGCGGCGCGCCAGATGGGCCTATTGTGGGCTGCTCTTCCTCGATGCCGGTGATGACCCACTCGCCCAGCACGTCGCCATAGCCGGTCACCAGCAGCAGCGGACGCGCACCGCTGCCGTCGCGCAAGGCGGCGTCGGCGAGGTCTCGCATGGCCTTGATCTGACCGATGCCACCGCGAAAGGCTGGCAGGATGACGCCTTCCAATGTGATCTCGTCGTTGCCCTTGCCGGTGAACTGGCGCGCCGGGTCGTTCCAGAGCCGATCCTGAGCCGGCCATCGCCATTCGGTGCGGCGCTGCAGGCTCTGGTATGCGGCGGTGTCGATGGCAAAGCGGAACTGGGCATTGCCGTCGCCAAGGGTTATGAGCACGTCCATCAGGCAAGCCCTCCATCTATCATGGCGGCCCGTCTGGCGAGCGCATCGCGGCGCGCGGATTCGGCCAGCGCCCGCTCGACCTCGCGGCGAACGGCGGCGGCGATGTCGTTGGCAGCCTCTGGGGTAGCCGGGCCGTTGAGGTTGACGGTGATGCTGATGGCTGCGGCTCCTGCATCCATAGGGTATGCCGAGACTGTGCCAGCAGCTCCCATCATCATGACACCAGCGGCTATCGGCACCGCCAACCCGGTCGCTACGCTGCGCATGGCAGCCAGCGGCAGTCCTGCGGTGCGCTCGATGCCATGAGAAAGGCCGTCCATGAGGTGTCCGCCAATTTCGGCAAATACGCGGCTTGGCGAGTTGATGCCCAGCATGCCGCGTACCGTGTCGGCGATCCCACTGGCAATGCTAGAGACGCCATCCTTGAGTGCCTGCCATCGTTCGCGGATGCCGTTGATCAGCCCGTCGATTAGATCGCGTCCAATTTGCACGATTTTTGATGGAATCGCGCGCATCCACTCGATCGTACTCATGGCTGCAGCCTTTATTGTGTCCCAGTATCTCCATGTCAGGTATGCGGCGCCAGCGATGGCGGCGACGACCAGGCCGATCGGGACAGTAATCATGGCAATCAGCGCGCCAATCCCACCAATCACAGCAGAAATCCCGGAGAGCGTGACCGAGAGCGCGCCAAACACGGCCGCCGCTGCGCCAAGAGCCACTAGGCCGGTTGCGAGACGACCTGCTAGCTCCTCGTTCCTGCTCATCCATCCAACGATAGCCGAGAGCTTGTCGATCAGCGCGTCGAGCCACGGCATTGGGGTCGTTTCGAGCTGGATGCGAAATTGTTTCCAGCGCTCGGCCGTGGTGCCCATCATCCGCGTGAAATTTCCCTCGATCACGCCGTTGGCGCTGTCAATCTCGGCGACGAGCTTTTTGTAGTCGTCGGCGTAGAGCAGCATCGGCTTGATGAAATTTTGAACCTGCATGTCGCCAAAGAGCTCGCCGAGCTTGAATTCGTCGCCGCCGGTTGCCTTTTGGATGGCCTTGAGTGTGACAAGGAACGGGTCGAGCCCTCGTTCGCGCGCGGTCTTGAGCAGGCGCGGCAGGTCGATGCCGAACTTGGCGAAATTCTTCTGCACGTCCGGCGCCGCCAGCTTGGCCAGGAAATTCTGCAGGTTGTTGGCGGCCTCGGACGCGTCGCCCGCGCCGCGTCGGGCGATCTGCAGCGCCGCGCCCAGGCGCGAGACGTTTTCGAGCCCAGTGAACTGGAGCGCGCCCATGGACGCGCCGAGCTTGGCGAACTCGCGCGCCATGTCCTTGAGCTCGAACTGGCCTGATTGGCCAGCCACGGTCAGGCGCTCGAAGGCGGCCTGCATCTGTTCCGCCGGCACGCGCAGGTTGCTGGACAGGGCGTAGGCGGTTTGCGCAAGATCGCCCATGGTGGCCTGCGTGGCCGTGGCCACCTTGCCCAGCACGGGGGTGATGTCGAGCGCCGTGCGCCACTCCAGGCCAGCGGCGATGAGCTGCTCGTTGGCGGTGAGCAGGTCGCCGGTGAACTGGTTGGTGGCCCGCGCCGCCTGTTTGAGCCGATCATACAGCGCCTTGAGGTCATCGCTGGACATGCTGGCCGTGTTGCCCAGCGCAGCGAGCCGGTGTTCCACGTCCAGCGCATTGCGGGCGTAGGTTTCGAGCCCAAACCCGGTCGCCAGCTGCCCGGCCGCTGCGGCCTGTGCCGATAGCGTGGCAACGCGGCGTGCGGCGCTGGCAACGCCGCCCAGAGCAATGCTCATTTTTTGCGCGGCGCCGTTCGCATCTTTTATCCGAGCAGCCAGCGCCGCCACCCCGCTTTGCGCTGCACGAAGCGGCGCGCTGAGCTGGTCTTTGAGTGTTAGGATAGCGGCAATCGACAGGGTGGCGGACATGCTCGAATCGATCCTCTCTTATGCCAACGATCACGCGCGGGCGGGCTGGACGCTGGTGGGGCTGATATTCGCGACGCCCATGCTGATCAGCCTGGCGCAGGATGAGCGTGGAATCTCGCCCATCGGCACGATGTTGGGCTGGTGGGCTCTGCTGCTCATCGTTGCGCTCCTGCTTGCCTAGGCTGTTGCGCCGCGCGCCTTGATCACCCGCTCGGCGCGCCGCACCCAGTCCATGAACTCGTCGATCTCCATCGCGCGGCCCACGTGCGGCGGCCAGTGGTAGGCCAGCGCCAGCAGCTCAAGGCCGTCCATGGGCGCGATCAGTCGTTTCCCAGCATTTCGGCCACCGCTTTGGACGCGGCGGCGAAATCTGCGGCGTCGAGCTCGCGCACCTGGTCGGGCGTCCACTCGGCCAGGTTGGCGATGAGCGCGACCGTTTTGGCGGTCTCGCCTTGCACTTTGTCGATGGCTTCCAGGTCGCGCACCTTGGGGCGGCGCAGGCGCAGCACGCCAATCGACGCTCCATTGAGGGTCACGGGTTCGCGCAGGGGGATTTCGGTCATCATTCAAACCTCCTTCGATGGGCGTTTGCGGGCCGGTTTGCCCGAATTCGATGCGACGATGGCGTTGTCGTCGGCGTCCGGCGACGGGGCATCGGACAGCCGAACGATGCCGCGGCGCGCCAGCGCCTGGGCGGTGGCG